CATCTGAAAATTCTCTTTTAAGTACGAGTTCCATTTACTTTGACCCTACCTCTGTTGTCGTGATATTTCCTCCAGCATATTGTGGAGTGGTCATTGAAACATCACGCCCCGTGAAAGGGCTTGCGACGTTAAGTGTACCAGGGTTGTTTACGCCAAGATCAGTCTTAGCATCTGAAACTAGAGGAGCCTCTGGGCCTGCTGCTTCTGTTACTGCTGCAGCTGCTGCTGGTTGCTGTACTCCACCCTCTTTACCTTGTTGGTTGTTATCCATATTTAAATCACCACCTTATATAATTATTCAATGTCTTCAAATCCATCTAAATCAAATCCTGCTTCTAATAAAGCAATTTTGCCTTGTTCAGATACAGTCATTAATGCATTTAGATTTTCATCGTAAGTTACATCAATTAAACCTTTTTGATACAGATCAACCAAAACTTGGTCTATATCATTTTGCATTACTGCATGGAGTTCTGGCATTACTTCTTCCAAAATTTCCATATCAAACACGTATACTGGCTCGCCATCTTCATCCATTCCATCTAAAATTGCTGCACCCTCTGCTATGAGATACTGCATAATTTCAAAATGGTCTTCATTTGAAGGATCGTATTCCAATGTGTCACTTCCTCAAATCTTATTATACAGTATTACATCAAAAATGGATACTTGTTTTTATAGCTATCCATGATGACAGGTAGCTTTGCAATTCCCGCCTTATTTGAATCATATGTTCCCCAGCCATTTGTAACCCAAATTGTGGCTGCCCAAGGGGTTGCAATTGAAGTTCCAACCACCGCTGTCTGTACAGTCCCTGAATCTGTGGTAACTGGTACTGTGGTACGACCTAATGACATAAGCTTTACGCCTGAGCCAAGGTTTGAGAAATAGTACGGTGTGCCTTGAGCTGATGATGCTCCTACGCTGATTACATCTGTAGAACAGGCGGGGAATCCAACAAAATTCTTCAATCCACTATTCCCTACACCAGCAAATACTGGAATATTAGCTGACTTTAAAGTTTCAACATTATTTGTCAATGTATTATCAACTGGACAAGCACCTGTAAAATTCTCTCGTTCTTGAGAAATTGATACTGCCTGAATGCCATATTTCTTGTAATTCTGTGCAACCCATGTCATGGCATTATCAAGCTGTGTACCTGTTTGCAACATACTAGAGCCATACCAGTCACCGATACGAATAAATACAATCTTTACATTTGGATTAGCCTGAATAGCTACTTGTGCTACTTCAGTGCCATGGATAACATCTCCAACTTTATATGCTGATGAAGGAACATTTGCAGCTCCCGCCCCATCCATTGATCCTTGACCATTTGGGCAAGATTCATTATCTGTAAAACAAACTTCATGTGTAACATTCTTTACGTAATTAGAATTAATTGCTGTATCAATAATTGCAATTGTTGCAGCATTTGCACGATTCAAAGTTAGCAAAGCAATCAATGCTCCACCAATTACTGTTCCTGCAATTATGAGAGTCTTTTTCATTTTACTTCTTTCTATTAGTTGTTATGGTACATTTTACTATTTATTGTAAGAGTTGTCAATAGTGCCCCTAGAGAGATTTGAACTCCCGACCTGACGGGTAGAAACCGTATGCTCTATCCACTGAGCTATAGGGGCTTGACTGCGTGGGTCTGGAAGGTAACGATCCTTCTTCCATAGATTAAAAGTCTATTGCATCACCTTAATGCTTCAAACCCCAAACACAAAAGGTACTATTTCTAGTACCTTTTGCTTCATAGAAAGGAGGAAAATGCAAAAAATTCCTTCTTCTACATTATAGTAGGTTTTAAAGTGCTTGTCAATTGCCATTGCCAAAATCTATGTTGTTCTTGTCTTCCAGCAATAAAATTGCAAATTCCTTGATAATCTAATTCATTAGATATATCATAAACTTTTTTAAGTTGTGCCATGACAACAGTGTTAGAATTAACTAACTCTTGAATCATTTGTCTTGCATTCAAGTCTTCTGAATCATTAATCTCAAACTCAGGGCTTGTTGACATCCATGATTTTAAACCAAACGGGGCTTTTGCACCAAGCTTTCTAATGTTCTCTGCGATTGGATCAATAGACTCATATACATCTTCGTATATTTTAAGAAAGAAACGGTGGTATTGTGGGAATCCCGCCCCTTCAACATTCCAATGATACCCGTGAGTTTGGGCATACATTTTTACTACCATTGATTTAAGAACTTTAAGCTCTTGAATTAGATCTTCGTGCTCTGCCATTTGATTTCTTCTTTCTCTTGCTAATCTCTAAATGTTCTATCATTTCAGTTAGAATCTCCTCATCTTTTTTAGATGGGTCATTCTCTGTGTATAAAGCTGCTAAAGTTTTTTTATTTTCCATTCTTTGCCCACCTTCGCCCATCATAATTAAAAGCATCGCTATTGGTATCAATAGTCCAACTGGGACAGTAGTCCAGTACTTCATTGCATTTAAACTGATTGCTGAAATATAACCAGATATCCTTGCGGGATTTTTCTGTATATATATAGACAAAAAATGTAAAACTTTTTTCATATATTTAATTATACATTACATTTAATCCGTAGCAGAAGTCAGATTTGAACTGACGACCTTCAGTTTATGAGACTGACGAGCACTCCGAACTGCTCTATTCTGCTATGTGAGCAGTTTTAAGACTTACTCAGGTCTCTTCCTGCGACTCCCCGATGAAAGGGTGCAGTGAATATATTATATCTTACTTTATCTTAATTGACTTAGGCTTTGCCTCATCTGGAATCTCACGTTCAATTCTTACAGATAGCAATCCATTATCAAGTGAAGCAGACTTTACTACCATATATTCACCAAGTGTGAATGTCTGGGTGAAATTGCGTCCAGCAATTCCCTTGTGAATATACTCTGATTTCTCATCATTCTCCCGTTCACTTTTGATGATCAGTGTATCTTTATCTACTGTTACATCAATATCCTCACGGTCATATCCCGCAACCGCCAACTCAACAACATAGTTGTCTTCGTCAACCTTTTTTACGTTATATGGGGGGAACGAAGATGTTGTCTTCTTATTTGTTTCCCATCTTACAAATTGATCTCCAAAACCCAAAAAAAACGGGTCATTGAAAATAGATTGAATATGTGAGAATGGGTCTTTATATACTAGATGTGTCATTTTACTTAGCTCCTTTTCAGCAAGTTAGTTTATATTCAGAACCCTTACGGCATTCTGTATAGTTATTATAACATAAAAAACCCGCCCTGTCAATGACATAGGCGGGTTAATTATTTAATTAATTATTAGTTAAATGAACTAAATGCACTATTCCAGCCATAGTGACCTTCAGCACCTAAAGAATAATATTCCCAATTGTTAAGATCTGTAGAATAACCAATTACTGATGGGTGATTATAATTTTGATCATATTGTGCAGCTATAAGAAATTTATTGTTACCACCCGAAACCAAGAATCCATATTGAAGTTGTGATGGATAAGTTCCATAAGACCAAGTCAAGCCATCTGTGGAGTACAGAAGAGCTGAATAGCCATCTGTAATAATAAATTTTCCATTAGCATACGATAAAGTTCCCAAGTACATTATTGGAAGAGTGCTGGTTGTCCAATTTATTCCATCTGTTGAAACTCCAGACACCAGGCCGTCAGTAGCTACAAAAACACCATTTCTAAAAATTATTGATTCCCAAATATTATTATCACTATAAGTTGTCCAAGTAATTCCATCTTCGGAAAGTTCAGTAACATTTGGGTATTGATTTATAGCAACAAATAACCCATTTCCTTGTGCGATGCCATAGTTATTAACTAGAGTATTAGAACCTTGAATTGTCCAACTTATTCCATCTGAACTAGTTAATACATTGCTGTAAGAAAATAAATAAATTTGTCCAGAAAGTACGGAATAGAAACTGGAATTATCCGATCCCGTATTTCCATTAATCCAATTAATTCCATCGGAAGAATAAATATAATCTCCACTAGATTGTGAAAAAATAAAAAATTTACCTAATGCATAAAAACCCAATCCAGTCAGAGAACCATCGGAAAAAGAAAAAGATTGTAAGGTCCAATTTTGTCCATCAGTTGAGTATGCAACTTGATTATAATAACTATAAGCTACATAGACTCCGCTTACCGATTGAATTATTTGAAAATTTCCTGCTCCAGATAGTGTTCCTAAACCACTTACCGTATTAGTTAAACTCATTATTTAACCCCCACAATTGTTTTTAATGATGCAAGTGCAATTTCTTTTTCTTGTGCAGTTTTTGCATTTTTTAAATTTTTTATTGCATCAATTTGTTGTTGCGTTGGCTTTGGATTTCCTGTTGTACCCCTAGCATTAGGTGCATAGGGTGCATTTGGGTCATTCTCTGATGCTAAATAAAGATCTGCCCACGCTTTTGCTTCATCTGCGTCTTTCCATGCTTCACCATTTGGCCAACGTGGCTGAAGAAGGTGCGGGGTAGAAGAACCTTCAGCAAAACATTTAATTGCATTATTTGAATCTATTTCATACGTATGTGACATAAATATCTCCTTTTATATATTATTTTACAATCAATAACATATATAACTAATTATACATGTATTTTTATTTATTCAGAAACCGTTCCGTCAGACCATTTAGTTTTATATGATGATAAATTTGGAAATGCTGCTTTTAATGCAGATATTGCTGCAGCCTTTTCATCATTTGTTGATGCAAGTTTTGCAAGTTGTAAAGCTGCATTTTGTTCATTTGTAAATGTTGTCATTTTATCTCCTTAATTCCAACCCCATGTCATACCTGGAAAATCTGTTTGTGGCGAAAAATTAAAAGGTCCAAATCCTAATGCTGCATAAGCTGCATTAAATGTTCCACCTGGTAATGCTGTATTGCCACCATTTCCTGTAAAAGTAGTACCATTTAATGAAGAATATTCTCCTGTTATACCAGATACTGTGATAAAAGAATTGTTCATTAATGGAACAAGACTGGGATCCTCATAAGCAAAACCTATAGCACCATTATAATCAATCATATAAAATAAGTTATCCCCTGGTGTATAGTTATATGTGTATGTTGGTGCTGATGAAATTACTTTAATTGTGGCGGGGCCTGAAAAACTTACATTACCGCTAATTGTGTTACCTAAGCTCATTGATTACTTCTACCTTTAGGATCTGAGTGATTACCATATCCAACTGTTTGCTTCCCGTCATTTTGTGGCGGGGAATTATAAGTTGATCTCCATCCTGCATCTCCATTTTGTAATCCCATTACAGGAGATAAAGATCCATTCCAGAAACTTAATGCACCAATTCCATCTTGTTGATTTTGTTTTGTTTGTCCTGATGCATCATCTTTTTTGACGGGAATGCAATTAGGAACAGTCTTACCATTTTCATCTTCTTTTGTTCCCGCATATGCATATCCATCCCAACAAGGTCCCTGCCCTTTATCAAGACAATACATGCACTTTTCTGTATCTGAAATATAGTGGTGATCATTTCCTAAATCATCACATCCACAAGTCATGCATTTGCGAACATGAGTTTTTTCTAATTTTACTGGGGCAAATACACCATCCCATGATGCTATGCCTTTTTCTACTTTATTAGCTCTTTCTACAATAGCACGAGACCAAGAATATCCTGCATCCCCGCCCCATGCATACCACATAACTTTACCATGTGATGGTTTATCCCATTCTTTTCCTTGTTTATCAACTTCATGGCGAGAAAAGAAAGAATACATACGCTTAACAGTATCAAGAGATAAAGATTCTCCACTTACAATCTGATGTGCACGAGTCCAACCAACGTTGGTTCCAGCACCATTAGCTTTGCCTTCTTCTTTCCACTTAATTGCTTTTGCTGCTGCAGATTTCATTCCTGAAGTTGGCTTATATCCACCCTCTGCTTTTACAACTGGTTCTGTCACCGCTAGTGCCTCCAATGCCGCTTTTGCGTCTTCTTCTTTAAAAAAACAACCAATAGATTGTCCTGATCCAACTTTAATTACTGACCAACCATGTTGACAATCAGGAGTATTAAATTCAATCTTCCAACCTACCCCGCCACTAATGCGACCAGAATTTGCTGAAGAGTCTCCTGCAATTGTTCCACGATCTTTATTAATGGCATTATTCATTTTATGCTCTTGCAGCCTCTGTAATCTTTACATAAAAAGATCCATCTGCTTTAATAGTTAAAGTATCATCTGATGTTCCACGTTTTGCATTTACTGCAAGTGTATATGGAGTTGTGTTAATATTGTACCAAGATCCGACTAGTGGGAATAGGTTACTTGTTCTTGACCCGCCGCTATATGTTGTAGAAAATGATTCATGGTTGTAACCAATCTCATTTCCGTTCCAAGTGATATTTGTAAACCAATCATCATTACCGCTTCCGTTTACACTTGAAACTGCATAAACTTCAACAAAAATGTCAGCATTGGTAAGTGTTGGTGTAAATGTTTTTGAAACTACTGGAACATAAGTGTTAGATGTAATTGCAGCATCTGCCACAAAACTAAAATCGGATGCCTTTAGAATAGTTACTTTTGTTTGCTGTTGTTTGGGTGAACCAAAACGAATAGACATATTAAACCTCCGCTGCTAAGACTGCAACGTTTGGTGTTCCAGCTGATGCGATGGCAAAAAGCTTATCATCTGCAAGAAGATCAAAACTAACTGATGCTCCAGGAACTAATGCATATCCGTAAAATGAGCTTGTAACTGTTGAGTCACCCAAAAATACTGTTGCTGAACTGTCTAGGTTCTGTACTGAAATTGATGCATTGTGCTCGTAAGGAACTTCAGATGCTGAAGGAATACTTACTAGAGTTGCTGTGCTTGAATTTAATGCTACTATTTGATGTGCTATTGCCATGGTTAATCTCCTTATTTTATAGTACTATTATATCATTTATCGTTTGTAACGACTTCTACTGCTGGTTCCGTACCCGTCTTTCTGAACCTAAATGTTTCCCATAAAGGAGCGGGGATTGAATGGATACCAAAATGTGTCCTATGATGAGCAGCACATAATACTTCCAAATTTCCTGGACTTTCTATCCATTTTTGAAAATCATCATCTGATTCAAAATGTAACCCAAATGCTGCCTCTATCTTATGTGGATCCATATTGGCTATCTGACTAAATTCTACAAATGAATGATGAAGTTCTGGTTCTCCTGAGCATAAATCATCATCAATTATACACTTCCACATTCCCGTCTTTTTTATACGAGCTTTTGCCTGTATAAAATATTTGTAATATGGATCATTTTTTCGTGGAGCATGATCTGGAATTGATGTAATTAAATGAAGATTTAATGTTTGCTTATGTGCATCTGTCATGATAAGTTAATTATACATTAATTGTGGTGTATCTTGGAATCGAACCAAGCATGTCGTTGACGGCGGATTTACAGTCCACTGCCCCACCTTGGGGCTTATACACCGTGGCGGAAAAAGTAGGATTCGAACCTACGGTACTTTCGTACGACGATTTAGCAAACCGTTGCAATAGACCACTCTGCCATTTTTCCGAGCCCCCCGTCAGGATTGAACTGACGACCTTCCGCTTACAAGGCGGATGCTCTACCACTGAGCTAGGGAGGCGAGAGCGGATGATGAGAATCGAACTCACCCCTTCTGCTTGGAAGGCAGAGGCACTACCAATATGCAACATCCGCAGGGGTTATAGGTGGTGAGCGATTGCCCAGTTAGTTTGTATACGTAACTATAACATCCTAAGTAAGTGCCACCTATAACCTAGTGCTCCTCGTTGGATTCGAACCAACGCTTTTATCATTTTAAGTGATATGCCTCTACCGCTGGGCTAGAGGAGCCTTTTGTGCACCAAGTAGGATTCGAACCTACAACATCTAGTTCCTAAGACTAGCGCCTCTACCGTTGGGCCATTAGTGCTAGCTCCCGATCATGGATTCGAACCACGATAACCGCCTCCAAAGGGCGGGGTCTTGCCGTTAGACGAATCGGGAATGTGGTCCGACAGGCTGGATTTGAACCAGCGATACATACCTTATAAGAGTACTTCCAAAACCAGGCTAGGATACTGTCAGTTGTTTTAAATATTTAATTGTTTCTTTTAAAAGATTTATATCGTCTTTTAAAAGACCTATTGCTGTATTACAATTACTGCATAATACACCCCTTATACATTTTCCACAAGACCACCCGCCTTCACAACAATTATGGTCATGGTCTATATGTACAGCTTCTGCTTTTTTGCAAATCCAACATTTTCCGTCATGCTTTGACATCATATTGTCATAATACTCTTTTGTTATATGATGCCTACTAAACCTTCTTGGGTCATACCCAAGCTTTTCATTATCCGATTTTCTTTTTTCTCTTCTATACTTATTTGCTGCCAGCCTGCACTCGTTGCAAGGTTTTTCCTTGTTTTTGCCGTGGGTTATATATCCTGAATAAGTTCCGCATTCCATGATATATATTATATCATAATTTTTGCATCATAACAAATTATACGTGAGCTTGACCTATGAGTTTATTTTCTATTAGCCTATCTCGCTCATCAACAATTTCATAAGCAAATTCTTTTAATGCTTTTTCATTTTTTTGATAATGATGACCACAAAACATTAATTCTCCTGTGACACCTTTAACCAAAACATAAGCTTGTGCTGCACATGCATCACAACGATCAATGGCTTTTAAGATATATTCTTTTTGTTCTGAAATTTCTTCTGTCTTTTCCGCCATCATATTCATAATTATACTCCTATGTTTGTTTGGTTAATAATTTATCTAGCTGGTCTGGTAAGACTCGAACTTACAACATCTCCGTTAACAGCGGAGTGCAACTGCCAATTGTGCTACAGACCATTGTAACCCTATTCTACCTTACCGAAAGGGTTCTTGTCAATCATTTTCAATAAATCTTCAGGGCTATTAATCATGCGACGTTGTGCTTCAAATTTTCCAAGCTCAACCATTTCTTCTGCAAGAGTACGCATCATATCATATAATCCTGCAGCATAACGCTTATGCTTTGTATCTGCTGCATCAATTTCACTTCTCATACTAACTACAGACTTTGTAAAATATTCACAAAGTGCAGTTAAACTGATATAAATATCATCTTCATCTTCAATAGTTTTAATCGTTCCGTTTGCTAACATTTATTATCCTTTGTTTGTTGTTGGTGACAGTTTACTATAATATTCTGAAGTTGTCAACTATATCTTTGTATTCCCCGTCTTCATCATCAAAGAAATCTCTAATATCTTGTGGCATTGTTTTTCTTTCAGGCATACGGATTGTATTCTTCATTCTTGCATCCGATTCCGCCTTTAATTGTGCCAATTCCCCCGCAAATACACCAGAATAAGTATAGATTTCTACTTCTTTATCTTGATCTGGTGGTGTCAAGGATATAGCATTGAATACAGCTCCACAAACGGCGTCTGAGAGGTCTTTAGAGCCTTTTCTAGGGTGGTCTACCTTGTCCTTCATAATGCGTAGCTGAAGCAATTCATCAATCAACAATTGAATATGTGGACCATGTAATCTCTCTTCAGTTAAAGTAAGAGACATATCCTCATAATGCTTTTTTGCTACAGATAAAATTTCTGTTTTAATCCCATGAACACCAAGTTGTTGCATCATATCGTGTGAGTTCCAGCGGTCAAATGTAACAAGTTTAAGATTAAACCCTTTATCCCGCACACTTGTAATATAATCTTTTACTTCTGTAAAATCAACAGATCTAGAAGCTGTAGGAGTCCAATATCTTACAGCATCAACCACAATTCTAGGAGCTGCCTGCTTGTAATTTTCACCAATCTTCATGGTTACCCAGCCATCCACGTGGGCTAGTGCTACTGCACAATGGTCATGCTTTTGTGCTAAGTCCACATGCATAAAATACTTAATGTCTTCTTTTGGTGTAAAGTCATCATCAAATCTTCCATATGAATCAACATTTAATTTAGGATTGCTAAATGCTTTTTCAATTACTAAACGGTTTTTAAAGAATGCATCCGTTGCGTCTGGTGGCATACATGCAAAACGAGACAATGCATCTGTTGGATCTGTATAAAAGTCAATTGTAAAATCTTCAATCTTACGTGTCGGGTTAATATCCCAGGTTGGTCTCTTTAATGCATACACTCTAGGCACTTTATAAGAAACAATATGATCTTCTTCCCATTCAATTTCAAATTCATTACCATCAGTTCCATCAGGAAGATCGGGATCTACTTTAAATTTATTATGACGAAGAACAGTTTCCTTTTCCGCCACAACTTCATTATATCTTTGCTGAATATAGTCATTCTTAAAACGTGGGAATGAAAGTAAAATTACTTTTCCAAAGTCTGGAAAACGTGAGTTAACAGATGCACGATACATCTTATAAATTGATGATGCAGTTTTAGCTTGTTCATGACCTGAAGTTGATTGCAATTCAAATCCTGAGATCTCATCAAGAATAACTACAAGAACGTTATAACCTTCCCATGCTTCACGCTCTGAGTGACCTGAGTGAACTGTAACTGATTTATCAAACTCAACCATATTTGCCTTAGCAACATATCTTCCTTGAAACCAAGGTGACTTTTCAATACGTTGATTAAATCCTTTAAAGAAAACTCGGTTAGCTTGAATAGCGTTAATAGCAATGTTAATAATATCAATAGCATCGCCTGGTGGTTTACCAAAATATCTGGCGGGATCTGCAAGACATAAAAGCAAATGCACCATATATGCACAAGCAATAGTAGATGTATAGTCTTTTCCAGAACCCTTACCTAGTTGTAAAATAACTTCATTACATGTTTGCTTCCAAATCTTCTCTCCTTCAACTTCACCATATATATTGTGTAATGTTTCACGCTTGTAGATTTGAGTGGATGCTTTAATCATTGTATATTGTAATTCAGACAATGGCGGAAGGCCCAAATACTTTTTATCTGTTACAAATTGCTCCAAAGTTGCTGGAGTTTCATCAAATTCATCACCTTGTAATGCATCTAAAAATACATTAAAATCAGTCACTTATTACAACTGCCTCTACTTGCCCAGTGACTTCTGACAATCTTCTTGATACTTCCCACTTGCAATGTTCACAAGATGAAGTTACATCTCTAAGAATACTGATAAGGACTTCTTGCTTTCTTTCTGATTCTAGAATTTGATCAGCCATATCATTGTTCTCCAAGACTCCCGCCTTGTTTAACATATCAATTCTTTTAGCTTCAATATCAGCAATAAGTTTAAGAGATTGGGCTTTTACATTTAATGCATCTTGCATATCTGCTTGCTCTACTGTACGCCATGCTTCTTTAATAAGCATGTTGTAATGCTCATCCGCTCCCGCCAAAGCTTCTCTAGCACGAGCTTTTATGGCACTGTTATCTTGTACCAGTTCTTTCCAAGTCTGAATATGGCTATCAACTTGAACACGAGTCAAATCAAGTGTACGTGCAATTGCAGCAGGAGTGCCACCTTTCAGCAACTCCTCAACAACCTTGTTCATCTGGTCAAATTTGCCAGCTACTTCTAACTCGTTATCTGCCATTATCGGTTTTATAGAAACCTGATCCTTTGAACTGAATCCCCGCAGGGGTATAAACTCTTGTCATATTATAACCACAGCTTGGACATGGCGGGATGACTTCTGGATCAGAAAATGATCTAGTTACTTCCTCTGTTCTATCACACTCAATACAAGTGTAGTCATATTTTGGCATACTTAATTATACTCCTTCATACCCATTCTTGTCAATGGCAACTTTAAGTAAGATTAAATAACCAATCAAATCATCAATATCATTATCGCCAGCAAAGCCCTGATTATTTTTAATTCTATTAAGCTTGTCATCAATTCTAACTTTGATCTGCTCAATACTATCTGATTGTGCAAAGATTCTATTTGGGGAAATGGCAGAGTCTCCGTAAGATATATTCTTATCAATAAGCATTCTTGCTACATCCATGCACTTGTTTAAAATTCTGTAACCCGACGGTGCATTTACTGCATGAAGATATAAATCATCATAAACTTTAGACACTAAAGTTCCTCTCTATATAACATTTTAAGACCGTTTACAGTACCGATATCTAGATACTTACCCTTAGCGATTACCGCCTTTACATCTTTTCCTTCATTAACCCAGTCCATTATCTGAACGCCTGGATTTGGCAATTCTTCATCAATATAAACATTTTGTATTGACATTGCACCCCACATATAAGGATACTCACAATCTTTATTCTTGTCAAGAGCATCAATAACATTACCAAATTCATTAAACTTAATTTGACCTACCCGCCCCATTAAATCTTTGTGACAATCAAAAGCTGCCAAAGTGACATCTGCTTTTGATTCAGCTAACTGTCTATAGAATTCTCCATCGGATCCTGGCATGTAAGTATCAGGCATACCAATTATATATTTAGATTCTGGATTTACCATCATTTTTAATAATGCATCAGACATTGTTGATGGCTCAATCTCATAAACAACAGCTTCGGGTGGCAGATCCATTTGATTTACAATTGGAAGCCATGTTTTTCTTGTAGATATTTTAACAATATCGCATACCTTTAACATTTGCTCCACATGCCATTGAAGCATGTTTTGATTATCTGTTAATGGTAAACAAAACTTTGGAATCCCGCCAAGTCTTGAAGCACTACCCGAAGCTGGTAGTAATCCTATTATAGCTGCCAATTTTGAGCCCGTCTACGATCAATATTCCATCCACCATTTACTACAAAATTTTCTGCTTTTTTAAGATTAAAATACATCTCATTATTTACAAATGTTTCATGATTTCTTTTAAGAAGATCTGGGTTGCTATTAATAGTTTGTGAAGGTCCCAAGGGTGCGTTTACTTCTATAGAACCATTGACATATCCATCTTTAATTGAAGAACGCATCATTCTTTCATAGTAATCATTATCTTCAAAGTAAATTGGGTAATAGTATTCATCAAATAATCCTACATTTCTTACAACATCTTCACCAATTGTAAATGCACTCCAGCCTTCCGTGGTCATAACAAGCTTGCCTTTATCACTAGCATTATGAAGTTGCTCAAGAGATCCTGGAATCCAATGTGTGTCTGCGGAGGAATACATCCAATATTCTTTAAATGGATAAAGCTTAATACCTAAATTCCATGAACCTGACATTCCTAAATTGGACGGGAGATTAAGAACTCTTACATTCAAATCTGCTCTCTTAGGAACATAATCTTCTTTACCATTATTTATAATTAGAATCTCTTCTATTGGATAATCAATTGTATTTAGATTTTCATCCAGCAAATCATATCTATTTAATACTGGTATTATCAATACTGGTATCACTACTTAGTCCACTTTCTAGGTTTCTTAATTAATTCAAATCTTTCCAACGCCCGTTGAATTGTCATATGAGAGCATTTAGCTTCCATAGCCATTTGAAGAACAGTTTTCTTTTCGGTAACATATCTTTTCATTACCCACTCTTTGCTCTCCCAAAGTTTTGTACTTTTAGCCATTATACCTCCTCACACAACTTCATTAACTGCATACCATGCTATCCCCGCCGCATCAGCGACATTATCATTTTCAGTGTCAACGCCCAATGTTCTCGCAAAGTCAATCGTCCTAGACTTTCTAATGTCTCTGATTTTTGCCTTGTACCAGTTTTCAGACTTTCCTGGAAATTCATCTTTAACCGCCTGCTTTTCAGCTTTTGTAAAATTTTTGTTGCCTAAGTAAGATTGCCAGGTTATGGGATGAACTTCAACAACCTGAACATTATCACTAAGTAACTCTCCCATTATAGCACCGAATACGTATGCCATCTTCATTCCAGTTGCAACTGATCTTACAGAAATGGCAGCTTCTATTACAACAAAATCAGTGTCAAGTTCGTTTTTAAAAGCTTTCATCTTACGTTTTGCGTCAAGTATTCTTTCATAGACATCAGAGCCTTCGAATGTGATTTCTCCCCATTTAACAGGTTTCTTTTCAGACATTAAGCAAAAAGCGATGCTATTTGTGCTAGCATCTATACCCAAAACTTTATGTGCAGTTGGACGAACTAATTTAGCCAGAGACACGTTTTACCATTTCTACAAGCTGTTTTCGCTCTTCTTCTTTTTTAGCACTTACGCACTTATCACATATATTAGTTTCATTATATCTACTAAGGATTACGTTACAGCCTTTTGATTTACAAATTCTTTGCTTGCCCGCTAGCCTAGCTTTTTTGTCATAATATGCTTGCTTTAATTTTGCATTAGTTGCAGTACGACAGCATTCATCAGAACAATATTTTTGATTGTGTGTTTTAGGTGTAAAATCTTTACCGCACTCTTCGTAAGCACATATCATTTTTCAAGCACCAAAGGTTCTATATAAACTTCACCTAAATCTTTTTTATCTGCCCAGCAAACTTTCTTGACAGGGCATCCCTTACATGCCCACTGCGATTTAGTAAATGTTCTTTCTGGCAAAGTTCCAGCTTCATGGGCAGCATATACTTTACGCATCCAATCCCAAACTCCATTAATCAAGTCTGTATTCTTTTCATCCATATTAATTGGTATAACAAGAAAACTGTTGTCATTTTTATTCTCATAAAAAAAGAAACCTTGCTCTGCCCCACGGATTTTCATGTAATGCAAAAGTTGAACTTTATGATATGGAAGACCTTGCATCTCTGCTTGTCTGATATCAAAAATTTCTTGCTTGGCAGATTTTACTTCACCAATTACTTCTTTGCCATTCCATTCTATAATTGTGTCTGCAAATCCTCTAATTGGCGGATCATCGTGGGTAATTTCAACTTCATTTGCTTTGAAGACTGCTGTTTTAGCAAAGTTTTTCTGTATCCGATCATGGACATACGTACCATTATCCATATTAGAGACGCCCATAGCATCGGTTTCATTTTCAAACTCAGCACCAGTAAAAGCAATGAACCAATATCTAGGACAGTTACCGTTACCATAGCCAACAGAACTAGGAGCAAAAGTCTTTTTTTGGGTAAATTCATTTGGTCTTTTTCCACTTAATACTGCCTCCTCGTACATCTCTGCAAATTTAATTGGATCAAATCCATCTGGCACAGCCATCTTTTGAAACTTTAAATTAGCTATTAAATCTCTGCCCACTATCTTACACCAATCCTTTTACCACAAGAAACGCACATTATATATGTATTACCTGTAAATGGGCAAGATATGTCTTCTGTTTGGTGTTTGTGAAAGATTTTTTTAAATATATTCATTATGCTCCGTATCTTGCAGAATACTTTAGAGCATCTACTAGTCTATTTATAGCTTCTTCAGCTGTGTAATACACGTTCTTCTTTTTAGAATTCTCCCCGCCTTTTTCAAAGGTGGTGTAGTAGCGTGACATCATGGCAAACTTAGCACCGAGTGCTTGCATCTTTACAATAAGGTCGGGAGCTTTAGATGAAGGAACATCTGGCTTAGTAATAAGCTTAATAATCAAATCAAGAGCATAGTCTAAATCAGGGTCATTCATGTACGATTTCATATCATTGAACTCTGTAAGTTCGCTGATCAATTCAATAACTGGTTTTTCTGTCATTCAAGAATTCTAACTACGAATTGGCATGGGTCTCCGCCCGCTTCCCATTCTTGCTCTTCTTCTTCAGTAATGGGCGGGATACCGTCATGTGTCGCACAGACAACATTGGAAATCCAACCACGATTTACTCCGTTTTCAAACCAAATTTGAAACTCATCAACATTTGTTTCATCAATCATTATGTGTCTCCCAACACTCTACCATTTGTTCAAATAAAGCCCATTCAATTACAGCAAGTCTAGTCTTTTGACCTGTTCCTCCGAGTATAAGTTTAAGTACTGGGTACTTTTCACGTGATACTTTGAAAGTATCCGTACAAATTTTAGACCAAATTGATTGGCTAATGGATATTGACTTTTCATACTCTTTGTAATCAACCACGAAATCATGCCAGACTGCATCACCCTTTTGATAATCACCACGTCCAGAATTCTTTTGAGCTTTAGCACCATCTCTTTTAACTTCCCCACGCTCTGACATTAAATAGATACCGCTGAATCATGACCTTGACTACAAACCCACTTTAACTTGCTGTGTGCTCTGTCAATATATCCTTCGTAAACAACTTCATTGCATTCTTTATTTTGACAGGCAAACGAACCGCTTGCTGGTTCCATTGATTGCAATGGTGGATTTACTTTTTTGATACCATTAAGAAAATTTTCAAGACTTGTCATAAATCTCTCCTTGTAACTTTTCAACAATATCTGGGTTAGCTCTAAGATATTCTACAGTCTTTGCACGACCTTGAAATCTTTCTTCTCCAACTGTGTACCAAGCACCGCCCTTTTGGACTATGCCCATCATTTCTGCTGTATCAAGGACTTCTCCAACAGAGTCAACTCCAAGAGCTTCCCCTTGATAGTAAAAGTCGTATTGACCTGAAAGATTGGGGGGACCAAGCTTATTGTAGTCAATGATCCAGTTAACTGGTCTGCCAACTCTTTGTTCAATAATCTTGTCGCCAACTTGAACACCAGATTTGATTGCATTTGCTTCAGCTTCCGAAGACCAGAGTTTGATGACGGTAGAGGAGAAAAACTTAACCGCCATACCCCCTGTTGGAATGTGTGAAGCATGCATACTTCCGAATTGATTTCTTTGTTGCGAAATAAGAACGAGTAGCGTATTCTTATTGGCATAATTAAGCATTTTGACTGCATGTGTCATATCCTTTGCTTCTGCACCAATTTGCTTGGTGTCTTCTAGTTTTTTTAAATCTGTACTATCTTTTTCAAAATAGATAGCGGGTAATAGAGCAGAAATTGAATCTACAACAATAACATCAACTCCAGCTTCCATAAGTTGCTGTGCAACGTCAACCATATCGTTAATTGTTTTAGCAGGCGAATAAATAAGTTTGTCTGAATCTACACCTAACTTTGTTGCCCACGCAGGATCGTAAGATGCTTCTGCATCAATCCAAGCACAGGTCTTGCCATTTTTTTGAGCTTCTGAAATCATCTGCAAACAAAAAGAAGATTTACCAGCAGATTTATTGCCCCAAATAAGAACTTGGCGACCAAAACCTAGCCCACCTTTAAGAGCCATGTTAAGGCCAATACTAGGTGTCTTTTGCTTTTCTACTTCTACTTTTGTTGCTAACTGTACCCTTGCTCTTGTTTTTGGGTCTAGCTTTGCTAGAATCTCTTCCGTTATCATGTAAGCTCTTCTCTAACTCTATTGCTAACTCTTTAATCTGTTCGTTACGGCTGGTCACTAATAAATCTATTATGTTATAGATTGCCTTTTCATCTTCTGCTCTAATGACCAAAAGATATTCGTTCTCCGTACCTTTAAGTATGTAGGACTGAGCCATATACTTATATTATACCGTATTATTCAGATTCTTGTTCTGTATCCTCTGTTACTACTGGTGCAGGGGCATCAGCTAATGTAAATGTTATAGCCTTTGTCTCTGGGTCTTGATTTACTGCAATGCTCTTGCCTTCATAGCTTTGTAGTAAAGTTTCAATTGGAACTGTTACTGCATCTAGAGTAGCAATAATTGATGCACAAATCTGCTCAATACTAATATTGATATTATTATTTTGTGGAGCATCTGTTGCAGTCACATCTGTTGTCTCTTCAGTCATTAAATCACCTCCTTGATAAATAATGTACCGTCGTCCATCTTTGCAATGGCGGGGTCACAAATGCTACCCGCCTGCATTTTACCCAAAGCTTTTGTATATAACTTTGGGAAAGCTATCACACGCTCTAAATTCTTATCTGCATCAGATAGAATAATGTGAGCCATCATCTTATTTGCTTTTGTCTTATAATGTGTGAAATCTAAGACAAGTCTTTTTCCGTTATCAATCTTCAATTTGTCCCTATATAACCATTGTACAAAAGGATCGTCTATTCTGTCAACTACATCCTGAATTGTGACATATTTGTGGATACGGTTATCTCCCACCAAGAAGAAATACATCATTCCTGGCTCAATCTGAGTATTGACCTCATGGAAAATTCCCACCGAACCTGTATCATCAACAAGCTCAACACGAGCCCAAGTAGGACCTTTCTTGATAGACTTAACCATAGCCAGAAGCACGAAGCAGCCTTCCTCAAGAAATTCTTCTAACGGGTCAACCTGTGCCTTGATTGTAGGACTTAGCTTGCCTGTGTCAAACTTTGGAATACCAAGATACTCGTAAAGATTTTCATTTTCATTTCCCTTACGCTTGTTATCTGGAAATGCTGCAGCACCAATCATGTTAATTGAATCTATAGCTCTTGAATTAATACCGCTACCTTTAACGCCAGCTTTTTCAGTAAAATCTTTATAAGAACTAAATGGACGTAAAGCAACAATTTTGCTACCAATATTGTCAGAAATATATTTAATATTTGATAAACCAAATCTAATTGAATTACCTTGAATACTAAAACCTAACTCAGACTCGTTGATATGCGGGAGTAATACTTTAATGCCCAACCGCTTAGCCTCAAGTAAATAATCCGTCCTGGCATCCGTGTCTTTTTCATTCTTGAGAATGGCAAGCATAAACTCAAGAGGGTAATAATATTTAAGCCAAGCAGTGTAATAAGACAACATAGAGTAAGCAATAGCGTGAGAACGGTTAAAGGAATAACCCGCATGAGCTTCAAAGTCATGCCATAATTTGTCTGCATCCTCGCTCGTAATATGCTTACTCGCACCTTGAATAAACTGGTCTTTGTAAGCATCAAATTCACTCGCATCCTTTTTCTTACCGATAATCTTGCGAACTTTATCAGCATCCGCCCAAGACATACCACCAAGATGAACGCAGGCTTGCATAACCTGCTCTTGGTATATAATAACACCGTATGTACGTTCTGTAAAATCATGCATGATTGGGTGAGCGTAGGTAACCATTTCTTCACCCTTCTTACGGCGAATATAGGATCCTCCGACAGTATTCATAGCACCTGGTCGTACAAGTGCGTTAGATGCTGCAAGGTCCTCAAAAGTGCTCACACCCATTTTCATAAGAAGATTTGTATAAGGTGTTGCTTCAGCTTGGAACACACCCTTGGTGAATCCGCTGGAAAGCATTTCATAGACCTTAGAATCATCAAGCTTTATACTTTTAAGATCAACAGTTTTCTTTTTCATATGCTCAATAGCAGTTAAAGTATCATTAATTACTGATAAAGTTTTAAGGCCCAATACATCTAGCTTAATCAAACCTAGATTAGCTGTTTGCTCCATGTCGTAAGCAACAACGGGAATACGTCCTGAAACCATGTTGTCTGGGTCTTTTCGAGTTTTAATTGGAACATATTTGCTAATATCATCTTTAGCAACCACAACTCCAGCGGCATGCATACCGTTTGAACGAATACGACCACGAAGTTGAGATGCAAACTTTACTACCTCTGGATATTTATCTCTAAACTCTTGTGTTGATGAACTGGTCTCAAACTCTTCAAAAGTTTCAACAGACTTCAAAGCCTTGTTTACTTCACCTAGCGGAATTAAAAATGCTCTTGCAACATCTCGGACAACACCTTTATCCTTAAACTTTGTATAAGTAGAAATAGAAGCAACATGCTTAAACTTTTTCTTTAGGTAATCTTTTACCTCGCCACGACGACTATCCATAAAGTCTGTATCAATATCAGGGAAGTCATTACGCTCAGGATTAATAAATCTAAAGAACAAAAGGTCAAATTTGATTGGGTCTACATCTGTAATACCCAAAAGATAACAAACTAAACTTCCAGCAGCGGATCCTCTGCCTGGGCCAACCAAGATTTTGTTTTCTTTTGCCCAACCCACCATATCGCTAACAACAAGGAAGTAACTAGAAAAGTTTTTATCAGCAATGACTTGAAGCTCTTCTTGGAGTCTTTCTTTATATGTCTCATTGTCTAATCCCATTTCTACTAGAGACTTTTCACACATTTCTTTCAGTGTTTTTAATGCATTCTTTTTTGGTACTGGTAGCAGGTCAAGGTTTTCATGAAAATCATACTCTTGTACCTTATTTGATATCTCTACTGATGATTCGTAGATATCTTTTCTTGTGACCCCCGCCTTTTCAAAGTCCAATACAATCTCATCATAGGATTGAATATAAACGTTAATGTCAGCGAAACTAATAGGGCGGTCGGGATATAAATGATCAAAGCGATCAATGACATTACTATGCTGACGACCACTTGTGTAGTCTGCATCTTTGTTTTGCGTTGGTTTTGTTGAGAGGATGAGGAGTAACTCTTCCAAATCCCTCTCCTCTTTCTTTGCAAAATGACAATCTCCCGTAGCAACTGGCTTCACCCCAAATTCGTCTGCTAATGCAAGCAGAGCTGTATTTAAACTTTCTGGATTGTGTGCTTGAACTTCAATGTAAAAGTCTTTGTCAAATCGTTCTTTAAACATTTTGACATACTCTCTTGCTTTATCATTATCTCCACGCTCAATTGCTTTAGAGATAAGCCCATTCATACAGCCAGACACTACAATTATACCGTCACCAAATTCCCAAAGTGCCTCTATGTCAATGCGGGGTTTGTGATAGTATCCTTCTGTCCAAGCAATCTGTGACAGCTTCTGCAGGTTCTTTAAACCGTCATCATTCTTTGCAAGCAGAATAATGTGGTTATACAAGGAAGTATTGTCATCTCGTTTTGCCACTGCTCTTTTATCAAAACGGTCTGTAGCTGAGATATAAGCTTCTAGACCGAGTATAGGCTTCATGCCTAATTCTTTAGCGGCGATTTGCATATCTCTATGAGATGACAAAGTTCCGTGATCGGTGATAGCTAAAGATGTCTGACCTTGGTTTTTTGCAGCCTCAAGCAGTTCATACGGAGTATTAAGTCCGTCCATAAGGGAGTAATGGCTATGAACATGAAGATGTACAAAGTCAGACATTTTTATCTTTTCTATTAGTTAAAAATTACCACTCAACGGCTGATGAGGTGGCTGATTCCTTCTCGCTTGAAGAATCTGTTGTTGTTCCGAAGTAGAATGCTTCTTGCTCTGCATAAGGAACATCACGAACTGCTGTCTTTTCTAGGTCAAGCAATTCATACTTATCAAAATCAATTGGTGCAATATCAGCAGTAGGAAGTGGAATTGCAGAATAACTTGTATCTGTTGCTCCGCTACCTGTACGCTTTACCTTCCAATTAGTATTTGTGATACTGCCTGTCTCTCCCGCCCAAGCAATTACTGATTCAGTAATAGCCTTTGGACCAAGACCCTGTGAAAGAATTGCAACATATGGCTCTTTAACGCCATCATCTACAATTACGTTTGCGTAGAAACGCTTCTTGCCACCCCACTTGGCCTTTGGGTCACGACGGTGCATTTCGCAACCGAAGCAACGACCCTGGTCCTCAATAGAACACAATGCCTTGCGTTGATAGTGGTCTGGATTTGTATGCTCTACGGCAATAAAAGCAGTTCCTGCTTTTTCGTTATAATTTTCTGAGTTTGGATCAATCTCTTGCATGAAACGAATCTTCACTGATTGTCCGTCATTAATCTTTAGCCAAGTACCCTTTTGACCTTCACCAGAATACTCTGACTTTTCCATTTGTTGATTTAGTGCGTTTAAGCCTCTTACGATTCCCATATATATTTCTCCTTAGATAACGGACTCTATATTGTCCTGTGTCTTTATTATAGCATGCCAAACTAGCTTTGTCTACTACATATTTGCATATTCAAAATGCGGTATAGCATTCTTTATACACTGCTTTATTTCTTCATCTGTCATATCTCCCACATCTTTTGCAAGACGAGGATAGATTACATCATGGTCATACTTAGCCCATAATACATTTTTATTCTTTAATTTACCAGCGATAGTTTTACCTAACATTCTACCCGCCCCGTCATTATCTGTCATCAATATAACGGTTGAAGCATATCTGTTTAAATGATTAATGTTAATGTCTGATATGCTACCGCCTAGTGTTGCTACGGCATTTGGAAAACCTGCTTGCCACAAGCGGATAACATCAAAGCTAGATTCAACCACTATAATAGTTCCACCTTCACGCTTTGCTCTATGTAGATTAAACATAGTCTTGTTTCTTGGTAGGTTATTGCTATTCTTAAATGATTTTCCTTCAATAGAACGCCCAATAATGCCCACAGGGACACCGTCAGGGCTATGAAGAGGAACTGTAACCATGCGTTGATTTTCTGAATAACCCAATTTAAAATAATCCATTGCTTCAAATGTTATGTTTCTAGACCTAAAATACTGTTGAGCTACAGTTGAATTGCACAAATCATTAAACAATTTGTCTAGGGTAGATTGCGGGAATTCTTCAAACTCTGGCTTTTCATCTAAAAGTTCTTTAAGTTCTTCCTCAAGTATTTCTGCATCTGAAAGTTTATTTGTAGAGATATATCTCATAGCTTCATAATTATTTCTATTAGTAAGCTTCATGACTAGATCTAATACAGTCCCCGCCGAATTACAGCTTTGGTTATAGCAAACATACAAGCCTTTTGAATAACTTACTGCAAAAGCTGGAGAGTCTGTGTTATGGTGAAATGGGCATAGGCAAAGAAAGTCTTGCCCTGATTGCGAAATAATTTGAATGCCACAAGATTGCAAAATAGAACGGAGGTCCGCTTTAGTATATGCATCTGACATTTGTTATCCTTTAGGTATTAAACTCTGACCAGAGAACCCTTCGTATTGTAACGCTTTGGCTTTACCAATGTATATGCCATACATTACAAGGTTGAAAGTGTAGTGATCTTTGCCTTCGTTATATTTTACATTAAACTGAGGCTGCATGTCAAGGACAGGAACATAACCTTTGTCTCGCATCTGCTGGACCAAAAGTCTTTCATAGTTCTCCCTTGAGCTTTGGAATTTGGAATCATCTTTGATGGTTCCGTTCATCCAAAAGTCATGTATTTTGCGTGGGTACATGATCACCAATCTTTCCTGATAATTATACCAAGTCAGACGATGATTACATAAACTAAGATATAGGAATGTCGTAAACTTCTTTAACAATACCCCTGTTCAAATCCCAGTCTAGGTACATGCCAAATTCAGTTCCGTGACGGTTCTTACGGCTTACAATTTCCATAATATTGCTATCAGGATTTTTATGAATAGCGATAGCCATATCAGCATCATATTCAATCGCCTTAGACCAAGCTACCTGATTAAGCATTGGCGGGGAATCATGGTCAGAAGTTTCTTCTGCAGTTGCAGCAGTAATATCAATTACTGGAATATTATTTCTCATAGCAAGCATCTTAAATTCACGAGAGATATTCATGTTTCTTTCTGTAGGTGCTTTAGAATTATTTGAATCAGCAAACAATTGGTGATAATCCAAGATGACTAAATCTGGTTTATGTTGGTCAATCTTTGCTTGTACTGTGGTGGGAGTTACTTGTCCCGCCCCTTCATTTGATACAAGAATAAAACCGTTCTTGTCCAAAAACTTTTTAGAGCCCCAATCATCAAAAGCTTCCATATCAACATTGCCTCGGGCAAAATCTGAAGACTTAAAAAGTCCTGAACCCAACATTGTGTAGATACGGTCACGCATATTCTCTGGAGTCATTTCAAGGGATATGATCATTGGCTTAAAGCCCTGTTCCCAAGCCTTGCAAGCTAAATAAGAGGAGAACCACGTCTTACCCTTACCTGGCCAACCAATCATGACGATAAGGTGTCCTGGAGCCATTCCTGTAGGATAAGCATAATCAATTGCTTTAAATCCAGTCATGATACCTGGGCTACCACCCATAGCATCAGAGCGTGTACGAACTGCTTCAAAATGTTTTTCTGCTGACTTGTAATCAGTTAAATCTACGTCTCTAACATTGGCTGTTAGTCTACCAAGATTAGTTAACTCGGATTGCATCTCTGCGATTACTCTAGCAGATGCCTCTGTCTTTAAACTTGCACCAGAGGTTAGCAAAAGATTGCGAACTCGGCTGGCAAGATATTCATTCTTTAACTGGTCAAGATAATAAGCTGTCTCGCCCTTGACTTTGGCGGGTTCAAAATCTTTGAATCTTTCAGTAAGAACAGAAATATCAGGAACAGACTTAAACTTTAAATAATAAGACTTTAAACCTTCCCAAACATCTCTGTGTGAAGTAAACACTTCATCAATATTTTCAGCAAGTACTGTAGAGATATCCTTATTGGCACATACTGATGATATTACTGCTGATTCAGTGTTCATTGTTCCTTTCTTCAACCATAGATTTTGTCTTAGCTCTGATTAATTCCCGACGGGTCTTATCTTCTTCTTTTTGCTGTAGTGCCAAATCTAACTTCTCAAAGTTATAAAAGAACCAAGATATGCTGTGATTACTCTTTGTGGTGAAATAATATTCAAGAAGCTGCTTAGCTCTGTCATATCCTACACTCTCAATCACATCCTGCATAGCCCACTTTTCTCTATACTTGTTCACAACAACAGGCTTTTTATAAGTCTCTTTGTATAGAACACAATATAGCGAAACTAAACCGTAAGCTAGTTTTGCTTCATCTTTTGTCATTTCTTACCTTTGTTAGATTTTAATTCATCTTCAATTTCATGGACTTTTTCCATGACTTTACCTTCAACGAAAGTATACACTCTATTTGTAGCTTCGTCAACTGTCTCATGGTCCCGCTTAAAATCTTCCACGCCAATAGAAATCTTTAGACTTTCATAGTTACCCAAGTTGCGGGTGAACTGAAGTTCAACCTTAACATTAGTCTGATTCATCTTCTACTCTTTCTTCTTTGTCTGCTGCAAAAGCAAATCCTGGCTTAAACTTTTTAGCACTACCTTCTGATAAATGTTGATATAACATCATCAAACGATCTGATATACCTATCATAGCATCAATGTCACCCTTAGATTGTGCTAATTCCATTGTGAATTCTAACACACGAAGTGCTTGATGCAACACATGCTTGGCATCTTTATCAGATTTATTTACCATTCTGGTGCTTTCCAAACTGGGACAAATTCCCCATCGTTATTCTTAACATATAAAATGTTTTCTTGTTTCATCATAGCTTCTACCTCTGCTCTACTAGGCATATCTCCTGGCGTAATCCCGCCATCTTTTCTAGGTCTGCCACGATGAACTGTTTTAAAGAAATCGTGCATTGATCTAATATCATCTTCACTCCAAAAATATTTTCCTGGAGTCTTATTACCATTAAGAGAATAGCACTGTTGAGGAAATTTTATATCTCCCTTATACATATGCCACTTAATTGTATCTTCATGCTTACCCAAAATTTTTACAACTTCTGAGATGGGGTAAGCGTACTGTTTATTTTTATTGACATCAGCCAAACTATATGCAACACGCTTACCGAGCTCATAGTCCCATGCAATCAAAAGATCTTCAGCACGTGAACGTCGCAAAACTTTATGCAACTTACCGTTTAGATAGAAATACCGTAACCGTGTTGCAGAATCTCTTCTCGTTTTGCTACCCATGCACCAAACCTATTATCTCTTTTGACCATCCATCTTTTCCCACACATGACACAGAACAATTCTACACGCAGGTTTTGGGAATAAACTCTGTCAACGAATACTCGTCCTGTGCACTTTTTACAATTCATCATTATTTAATTTTATCTATAGCTTACTTTTTTGAGTCTGCTACAGCTTTTTGAGCATCTGCAACTGCTGCATCCGCAACTGCTGTAAGTGCTGCTGTTGTGGCAGGATTAAGGTGCTCCTGCTTTGACAAGGACGTTACGACACCCTTTGGGTTGAACTTAGCCAACAATGGACCAACTACACCAATAATGGCTGCCCATGCGACATGCTTAATTGAGTGGTTACCTGTTTGCCATATGGCTACTGCAGAAGCTGCAGTAGCATATACATAGTGCTCAACAAGAGCCTTCTCTGAATTTGTGATCTTCATGTTTCTCCTATAGGTTATGCGGTAAATACTTTACCGTCAACTACACAAGTATAATCTCGTGTAATCTGAATTAGCTGCATATGTGGATAATCATTGACAACATGTGCCACTGCAAATCCCGCCTGCCAATTCTTTTGGATTGAATAATCCATTTTGTTCTCATCGCATAGGTGACCAATTTCATATCCTCGTAGCTCTTGACCACTTAGATTGTATGTCTGATAATAAGCACCCATTCGGTGAGAGTGTCCACGAACTAAGGATATACCCCAGTTGTTGACATCGTTACGGACAGACTCTCCAGAGTGTTTAGAAATGGATTCGCCATGGTGACCATACATATCACCAAAACGCTTAACTGGCGGTTCATTATAATGATGCCAATTAAAGCCATGCTTATTATATTCATAGAGTGAATCTGGTGTAACGAAATCTAGTAGTGTTGGAGCTTTCTTTGCAATATAATCTCCATGTCTTGTCCAACCATGATTACCGTCATGGAAATGGCATTCTGCATCTGGAACAATAGCTCTAATGTCTGCTAAGAACTGACGAGTTCCTGTAACCCCGCCGTCCATAATGGAAACACCTTCATCTGGCAATCCATCTGCCCAGCGGCTTGTGGAGTCAGCATCGTCAATGTCACCGAGCAGATCAACTGCATCTGGTTGCCACCACTGCATGACTTTAAGAAATAGCTCTACCTTGCGTTCATCGTGGCGGGGGAAGTGGACATCTGAGACCATCATCCATTTTAAATCATTACTCATATAATCCTTTGTCTAGGTTTAGTTAATTGTAGCGTGTTATATTAGTTTTTGTCAAGCAACGTGTGCTTTATTATGTTCTAATCTTGAACATAAGAAAAGATTAATTAATCTATTATCAGTCTTATCATTATTGATATGATGAATAGTTTCCCAATCTTCTATAATTCTATTTAATTGTTTTTCTATTATAAGGCGGTGTTCATAGTACCAGCCTTTAAAATTTTTAGGATGCTCTGGAACTTTAATTAAAACATAACCTTCTTTACTAACCTTCTTATCTCGTTTTGTCCAAAACTTGATAGGTTCGTACATTAGTTTCCGAATGCGTACCAGTACAAATTGCACTGCTTTACAGATGAATTAGCAACAATCGTAAATTGTGCTTCTGTTGCAGTGTTTGTTTTGCTTAAATAACAATATGCTGCACCTTGAGTTGATTGAACAACACCTACAACAGTTGTAGGGTAATTTGTAAAGTTTTTATTAAATTTTACTGTCACAGCTTTAAATGAACTTGCCTGTATAGCCTGTATCACTCCACCATCTATTAATTGTATTCCTGGGGTTTGTGTGGCATTGCCAGTTACTGGGTCAAATGTTACTGCTGTATGGTTTACAATAGCCAAAAGGTCATTGATATTTTGCTGTTGCTGATTTACAGTGTCTATAAGTGCTGAAATAACTGTATAGTCAATTACCGCATTATCTGATTGAATTATCTTATTACTCACCTAATGGATCTCCTTCTTCATGTATCAAAACTTCTTTTTGCCCCGCCCTAATCATTTCTGTGTCCAGCCACTCTAGGACTGAGGGATCTACAATATGGCGACGCTTTGAATCACTTATTAAATATATTTTACCATCAGAGACGTCTTTTATCAAAGTGCCGTCTCTAAAACCCAAAGTTCCCATGGACATAAACTTACTTAAAATATTATCATTGACGTTGACAATTGGAAGATTCCATGACTTAACTACTCTATCGGAAATAAATTTAAACTTTTTATTTCCCTTTACATAAAAATAACCCTTTTCAGTATGAGCAATTAGACCGCTCGGTACTAGTGGGGCGGGAATTTTAACAGTCTTCTTTTTCTTCAAGAAGCTTTGAATATTCATCAATGATTTTCTGCATTTCTACTATTTTGTCTGATTGCTGTGTAAATTCTGCTCTTAATACAGCCATTTGTCCTTCATAGCCCGAAGTAAGTTCACCTATACGTTGTTGTAGAGCCGTAATTATTAATTCAGCTTTATCCATTGTAATCCTTTGTTTATATTATTGTAGCATAAAATTACCATTTGTTCAATGGGCATTGTGCTAATTCTAATTTAGCTTTCACTGACATAAAACAGCCACATTTTTTACATTGCTTAGTTAATTCAATTAATTCTGGACAAGATTTGCAAATATCATATCTTTCATTAAATAGTTCTTCATTAACATAATTTGTTTTTGGATTTAAAATGTGCCATGGTTTTGCTTGACTTTTTTTCCATTCTTGCCATGCTGACATTATGAACTACTTTCTGGGGGCAAAAACTTTTGACCGTCCCAAACTGAACCTATAACAACCTCATCATAGCCCGTTATGTCCATTCCTACAGGATTATTTGAAAACCCCTCGGCCCATCTGTCAGCTGTGGCATTAAACATTGATGAATCAAGCGGTAAAATATGAGCAATTTCATTTTCTACTATTAAAGCAAATGTTCTAACTGACATTATCTATAACCTCTGCAGGAGGATTAAATTTATTTCCATTCCATACCCACCCTTCTTGAGCTTCTGGAAAACTAGTTATTTCCATGCCCGTAGGGTTTGATGCAAAAGCAGCTTTCCATTTTTGTGCAAAATAAGTTGAATCATCTACATCATAAATTGCAAAAACTACATTATTAGATAAAAATGCATAAGTTTTAACAGACACCAAACATCTCCTTTTTTTTAATTATACCATTTAATTGAATTTTATGGCGTAGTACAAACTCCATTTGTACAAACTGGACGAAATGAACTACAAGCATTTGCTTGTCCGCTACCGAAGGAGCTGCAACCGCTTGTTCCGCCGCCTGTAGAGCCACCACCTGTAGAACCGCCGCCTGTAGAGCCACCACCTGTAGAACCGCCGCCTGTAGAGCCACCACCTGATCCACCAGAGCTTACCTCGCATGCACTATTTGTTACATAAGATAATGCATCAGCAGCACTTATTGTACTATAGTATTCTATAGTTGTGTTGCTGTTAGCACTTGATGTTGTTGTATAAACTGTATTTGCCGTATAATACGGATTCGCTGGACTTGTTTTTGGATTAGTAATGGCTGGCAAAGATGTTACAGTTCCTCCATTGGTTGGAGCATTTAAATAAGTTCCGTTGCCTGCATTACAGATAGAGTATGCATAATAATACGTTGTACTGCCACCACCACCGCCACTGCTATAAGTATACGATGAACTTGCAGTTGCAGAAACAGTGTTATCTTCAGATTTAGCTGTAACTGTAGCAGAATAAGATGTATTTGAAGTTTCACTTACTGTATATGAAACAGAACCTCCAGATGTATTAGAGGAGGCAATAAAGCTTGTTGGCGATATTGTTCCTGTATCTACAGTTAAATTAACAACAATATCTCCTTGATTTGCTGGTGCATAATTATTATATGCTATTGATCCTGTAAAACCACCATTACCGCCAGAATTTGCTGAGGCACTTAATTGTAAATAATCAAATGCTGGATTTGGTTGAGCTTGTACTGGACCTACCCAAGCTGACTTAGCAGGAGTTATGGATCCATTTGTTTCCCATGATCTAACCCAATAATAATAAGTAGTATTGGTCGTCAGACCAGTATTATTTTCTGAAGTTCTTGTTAAACTTGGAAAAGTTGGGATAGTAGTGCTAGTTGGTGCAACACCCGTGGTATTTCTATATAAATCATAATACATTGTATAACCCGAATCAGGGGTAACGGCAGTCCATGATGTTCTTAAAGATGTGCTACTTGAAATTTGTATTGGATAAAATGAAGGAGCAGAAACTACAGGAATTATTGCATAAGAATAAAACTGTTTCCATCCTTGTCCAGACACATAAGCATAGCCCTGCTTAACTGTTTTCCAGGTACTACCTACATAAACATATGCAGAGTTAAGGTTACGCCAATTATTTGATCCACCAACATTAATATAGCCGCCCATTTAGGACCAAACCAATACTATATCTCCATCATTTCCTGAACTGCTAGTGTTGAAAGAATTTTGTACTAGTGTTATTCCTCTCAAACCATTTGCCGAAGAACTTGAAGAAGAGTGGATGTATCCGTTAAAATTTAATGCATTATCTTTTATCCAAAAGACGGCGCCACCATTTCCATATTCATTAATAGTTTCAGTTGATATTTGAAAATTATTTGTTCCATCACTTGCTTGTTCAAGTAAAATTGAAGCTGTTATATCTTGTTTTCCCGCAAAAGAAGGTGCCCACATTAAAATTTGAGTAGCATATAAACTTGATATTCCGCTATAACCGTACCCTGCATATATGTATCCTGGTATAGAGCTGTTGGTAGTATAAAAAGCCATTGTGTCATATCCACCCGATTGTGGGTTAGATACCGTATTAATCTCAATTCTATCTGGTAAATAAGTAGATGTTTTTATTGTACCGCCTACAATAGCTCCGCCTGATACTGTGCCCGTAAATGTTCCTGATGCAGCACTTAGTGTTCCTGCAAAATATGCACTACCAGTTCTTGAATTAATATAAAATTCTGGTGTTCCACCATTGTATCCTGCTAATCCCCATTGATTTAATATGACTCCTGAGCCATCTACTTGTCCCGCCGCTGGTGTTACACCATCACCTGAATTTACAAGTGGATCAAAAAGCCCCATATTGGATGGAAAATTGCCTGCATAAAGCGAACCTCCTAGTAATTGAATATCTGTACTAGAATTTGGTGCAGCCCAATTTGAACCATCTGATGCAAGTCCTGGAGTTGTAATATTTAATGGAGTTGACCATTCAGAAAGAATTGTTGCCCCAGAAGAATCAGTACTTACTGCACGTACTTTAACATCGTATACTTTTCCTGGCAATAATCCCTTTACATCAAGACTTATTCTTCCTGCTGAATTCAAGTCAGAAGGTGCTGGAGAATTAACAGCTGCTGTTAATGGAGTAGGGGTATTTGCTGATGCAGCAGTTGATTTTGTGTTTGTTCCATTATTCGCTGAATTTCCAGTTGCACTATTTGGTGTTGCTGAGCCTGATCCTTGTGCTCCAGTTGTTGGTGCAGCTGAGCTATAACCCGAAGCTCCACCTGAAGATGTTGTTGATCTTGGTACTTTTACTAAATTTGCACTACCTGAGTTTAAATATTGTTTTGATGTTCCTGCAGTACTCCCATTATATGGAGTTACAGATATATAATATTCTCCGCCAGGATTTAAACTTGTTAATTTACAAGTTACTGTTGAACCTACAGATGATGATGAGAATGAAAATGTTTCTTGATATGGTGATATATAACTATTTATAGCATCAGTAATTGTGACAACAAATTTTGTAGTATTTGCGGGTTTAGCAAAAGATACATTTACATATGTCGGATAAGCAGATATACTTATATTTGTTATTATGCCTACAGTCATTTATCGCACCGCCCTACAATACCTGCAAGTAATAATCAATGTCTAACGGCACTCCATAAATTTTTGCAATAGGGTTAGACAATATAGATTTACTTATTAGGTAGTCTTCTGATGTTAACTCTTGTGCAGTTGATGCTTTAATTGCATCAATTGTTAATGCTGCTGTAGTATCTGTAGTTATTGTTACAGAATTAATTAAACTTGTAAAAAATACACCGCTTGGAAAATTAACACTAATTGATTGATATCCTGTATTTGTTTGAAGTGTATAATTAAATGCATATGTATTTCCAGAAACATCACCTAATGTTACTGTTAGATTTCCAGCAACTGTGTTGTATACTAATAGATCCAGGGTGTCTACTGTAGAATATCCTAATAGATTAAAACTAAATGTATTATTCTGGTATTGTGTATTTTGAGTAAGTTCCACTGAAAACCCGCCAATTCTTGGCGAAGCTGTTCCCTGTGGTGTAAATGCTGTTATAGCAGAAGTACCTTGACCAGGTATACTTTGATTTTGATCAGCAACACTTACTACCCAGTTTGTCAAATCAGAAAAATCAGTTATAAGAGTATTATTTCTTGTAGAAGCATTTGTTGCTCTTGATTCTGGATAAATACCTATTTCATAAATATTTGCATACATGCTTGCTGGAAGCGTAGATCTTACAATAATTAAATCTGGGTTTCCATTAGCAGCAGATTGATATGTTTTTAAAGTTATTGGAAATCTTCCAATTTCATAATTTAAACCAATGTCAGTCAAACTTGCGGGGATGGTTTCTAAAGCACCTATTGCCATATCTGCAGCCCATTCACTTCTTGCTTCTGACATATATTGCAATAAAACTTTTCTACCATTTGTAGTTATAAGATTATCTGAACGGCCTATCTCTATTCCATTTTGACTAAAAACATATGTACCTTTAAGCTGTAACATTGTAAACCACCGCCTTTGATATTCCATTACTATATTTTGCTGCAATTGAAAAAGAATATGAACCAGACAAACTACCAGATGTGGGTCTTAAAGTATAAAAATGATAGCCTTTAGAATTATTACCAGGCAAAGAAGAATAAGTTTTCTTTTTTTGTCCTGCCGAACCAGGCAGGTTATTACCTGTTACTGTAACTTCATAATCAACTATGTTGCTTAAACCTTTCCATTCTAACTCTATGTAATCTGTTCCTGCATGAACCGTAGTAACTGTTCCCACTGGTGTGAGAACAGATGTAGAAGGCAAAGTTTGATTAGCAGCATTAGTTATATTTGTTGCTCCAGTGGCTGCATTATTTTGAACTGTTGATTGATTTGATAAAGTAAATACTGCTTCATAAGTTATGCTTCCATCTGTAGATATGTCATCTGTTGATGGATCAAAAGTTATTATTATATCAAGCAAACTACCCGAGCCAGTACTTGAAATATCATTTGCAATTGCAGATGTATCCCAATATAAGTTGGTTGGAGGGTGGAGATTTGCAACTGTTGCTCCTGTAACTTCACCATTTACTAATGGAATAGGGCTGCTATTATTTATATATTTAATATAATCTGTAGGTGATAAGACCACAACCTCGCCTGGGTAGGAAAGTATATATTTAGCATTGTTTCTTGGATCTGTCGAAGATATGTATAGTGGGTGTCTTTTTTGTACGCTTGTAGAAACAGACGATGGAGTTCTGTTGCTTCTAGATACGGTCATTTTTACCCCCTAAAGTATTATACCATTTTAGCTATTTGGCAGCTCATTTAGCGTAAGAGTTGTCAAAAGGCCTTGGTTATAGTTTTGTTCTATACCCTGAACAAAATACTTCTTATTAATAATATTCTTTAATTTATAGTTAACGCTTACTACATCTCCAATTTCAAAAAGAGGATTTCCATAAACAGATATTTCAGTATCACGACTAAATCCATCATTAGCTCTAAATACATTTTTTAATATACCCAAAGCCGCACTGTCTGATTGAACCCAGTTGGACGTTATTTCTATACTTTGTGATATATTTGCTGGATCAAAAACCTTTTCAATAGATACTTCACTACTTAAAGTTACAAGATTATTGGTATTAATCAAGAAATCTACTTCTATTGGATTTACAGCATCTGCTGTTTTTTTAATCCAAACTGAGGACGGGGAACTGTTTATTATTGCAAACCTTCCTCTAAATCCTGAATTATATATATTAGAATAAGACAAAGCATTTGACTGCACATTTATGCTTTCTAGTACTTCTTGAGTGCCTGCAGCTGTACTAGATATTGATCCTACAGTTCCCGAAGGATTTGTATAGTAATACCAGGAGTACGGGCTCGGGATTGCATAAGCATTAATTGCTGGGGCAAGTTGATATTGAACATCATAGTAAGCTATACCAATTACTTCTGGTTTTGTTTGCATCATATAATTTAATTCAAACACTTTATGCTTTGAAGATAGAGTATTTGCAAAACTTGGCATTTCCCAATGGTACCAAATTCCAGCGTCATCTAACGCAGTTTGTGTTGCATATAATTCTGTAAACGGAATACTACCAATTGTAGATGCTGCCGTATTTGTTGTGTGGCAGAATATTCCATAATCTCCAGTAGTGTCTAAGTTAATAGATTTTGTTGTTAAAGATAACTCGTGTTTATTTAAATATATTTTAAAACTTGGACCATTTGTAACTGGATTTTGAACTTTAACAAATTTTAAATGAACAGTTTTTGCAAATTCAGCAAATGGAGAATTTTCTGGATATGCACCTGTATCATTCAATAATGCACTATTTACTTCGACATAAGGCATAGGAGATGATTCTGTACCAAGCAAACTGTTGCTTTCATCACCTTGGTATACATAAAGTCTATATGTAGGAACAGAAACAATAGTTCCTTTTTTATTTATTATTTTTGTTACTTTTGTATTATCAAATCTAAGCTCTACATAAACTGGATTCCCGCCTAAATTAAAAACAATTCCGCCTCCCATTCCGTCTTGAAGGGTAGTGCCTGATGCTGGTCCAATCTCCATCTTGCAAGAAAATGTATTGTAAGCATATGAAATATTATTAGAAGAAGATCCGTTTGAAGGAGTTATTGTTTTTGTAGAACTTAAATCATTAGTAGGCGTCATAATACTATAAGTACCCACAGATGAAGCTTGCATTAAAATTTGATTATTTGCAACTGAAGGTCCTAACCCTGAATAAAGAGATAGTTTAGAATATACAGAATTTGGGTTTCCATCATTAATAGCATTTGAAATAATGTTGTGTGTTCTAACTGGTGTATTAAATAGTCCTCTTTGAACATTACATATTTTTCCTGTTGGCGTATATTTTACAGTCCCTCCAAATCCAGACCTTGCAGAAAAATCTGATATAGCAGTTTGAAGCTGAGAAGAACTGTTTATAACAGCATTATAGCTAGCAGACAAACCGTTAGTTGGATTTATAATATTAAAACTAAATTCTTTGTCACTAAAACTTACAATTTCTCCTTCTATAATTGCATATCCATTTTGATCAATACTAAATTGTGTAAATGGGCTAAGCAAATCATTAGGATTTAAATAAAAATAATTTTGAGAATATGTACTAATTGATTGATTTAAAAAGTTAAAAGGAACTGCTTCATCTTTTTGCAGTTGAAATAAAATATCATTTTTATCAATTACGGAAGTTGATAGACTTTGTGTATTTGCAAGGCCTTCAATATCAAATGTTTTATTAATCTGTGGTATTTTATATTTAAGAGTAGCTTTACCAATTTTAGATTTTATTACTTCTTTATAAGTATCTTCAGTAATGTTTGAAGTAACTGTTAAATTGTCTGTATATGTAGGAGCAGTTACGGCAACTGGCGATGATCCATCATGCACCAGCAGGTTAGGTGTTGTGTTACCCAAAATATTATCTAAGCTTAAAAACTCCATCACTCCATATGAGTTTATGTACGCACCAATTTGATAGACTTCAAACAACTCTCTAAGCACATCAAATACTTTTTGCTGTAAACCATCTGCGTAATAGTATGATGATTCCATGGGTTGTTTATTCTTTAATACAGTACCGTCTACAAGAACATTTTGAGATTTAGTTACTTTTCTTAATCCATCATAGTCGTAGTCTGTAAATCCAGCAAAATCTAGGATGTTAGTTATAACTTTAAATACATCTTGAGATTGAGATACATAATCTGTAGGAGACAAAAGCTGTAAATATTTAGTTATATCATATGCTATTACTTCCATAGTTTGAATGTCACTTGCTGTCCATGTATCAGAGTAATACACACCACCCGCCACAACGTAATCCGAAGCTGTTGGTTCTGACAAACCATATGTTGATGCGGTTGTAGATAGGTTATCTTTAATAACATAATTAATTATCATCTTAACATTCTGTTTGAACAACCCAGCCAGCGGGGAGCTAGATGAGTTATTAGAAAATATGCTAAGCGGAGCATTGCTTACAAGTAAAGGAATTGTTGTTAGGTGAATAGTCGCACTATTAGCTGATATAGCGGATATTGGCAATGGGCTTTGCTTGTTATCTAGTTCAACCTTTGTATCAACATCAACCAAGAACGGGGACAAATCTAACTCTATTCGAGGAGAAATTTCAATCACCTGAAGGGCTTTAAGATCTTTTTGATATTGGTCATTTCTGCCTGGATAACTTACACCATTCATTGTGCTACTTGTTATGTCGCTTATCGGAGTACTATAAGCTGTATTAATTGTGGCAGATGTTTGATTTACAACAATCTTATTGATGTTTTGTGATAAAGTAATTGCACCAGTATTAAGATTAAATGTAGGCATTACTGTCCATGTGCCACTATTTGCAGCAGTTTTCCAAGACCCGTCACTCTGCAAGTATATTATACAAACACCAGCACTTGTGATGTCTGAACTAGTTATGTTTACAGTGTAAGTATAGCCCGTGACTGTGTTGCTTAGTACAACAGTCATTGCTGAAGGAGTAGAATATTGCAAATTAAACTTTAATACAATTTTATTAGCTGCCAGGAGGGTGTCATACAATGCACCCACGGAGTTAGTTGCACCATCAGCTACGAAATACTTATATGTTGTATAGTCTGAGACTATGCCATTTTTAAATAAAGGATTTGAATTAGCTCCGCCCAAAATGTGTGGGTGAAATGTAACTGGGCTACAAGGCATATTTTGATTATTCCATGTGTCAGTAAAATTTGTTTTAACTTGTCTAAAGCTTGTTGGCAAAGGAGTTAACGCATTCCCTGATGGCACATAACTTTCTCCTGGTCTAAAGATATAAAATGGAGAAGATGTTGGCCAGATATTACCGTATTGACAATCAAAATTTGTTGTTTGATATATTTCAAACTGATCAATAAGAACATTATACGCACTTGGGGCGGGCTGTACAGAACTTGCCATAGTTGTATCTCTAGAAGTAAAATCTAAAGTAAACACAAAAGATGTATAGGCATCTTGTGTTGGCAATGATGTCACATACATTTCAAATTTTGTCCAAACCGTGTCATCAATAACTTGAGAAGCAGATGATGTTCTTTGTGCATCTATATATGACAATGCAGATAAATTAACTTCTACGTTTTCTGCTGTTTTGGCATAAAATGTTATTTTATATGTATTTGTAGTTGCTGAACCTGTAGGAGTTATAGTTATATTTGCTGCACCAGATTCTCCAATAGTTGTAAATTTTAAAGCATTTGTATCTCCGTAGCCAGTAGCTACTCTGCCTAGACTTGAATCCCCCGCCACTGTGCAACCCGTAACTGTCCATTTACTGGAATCAATCCAATCTGTTGTGAGTGAAGTACCGTTACCTGCAAATGTTACATAAGGGGCATAAAAAAGATTATAGTTCCATTCAGCAGAAACTAAAGGTATCATCTTGTGACTTGTACCTGAAGAAAAGTATTGTTTTACTACTGAATTGCCTAACATTAAACCTCCGTAAATTCTATTGTAACATCTACGAGGTCATAACCAGTTCCTTGCTGTCCCGCCGAATTTCTTTTAGTTGGCTGGTAATCAAAAGCAGTTATATAGGTTGTATAAACTGTTGAAGACCCTGGGGCGTTAAATGAAGAATAATATGTGTTTTCATCTGGGTAGCTATTTTGAGAAGGGTTTGTTTCTCCAGCTACAATTAATTTAACATACACAGGATTAAAAACATTTGCTTCGTAGAAAGATTTCATCCATGCCCCTGCTTTGCCCGAAGTGCTGTCTCCTAATTTATAATCTACAGCATTTGAAGTTAAAGATGGAACATCTTTCCATGATGTTGTTATCTTGTGCTTATTGGCTATAACATATCTTCTTAAAGTACCGTCAGCCATGCGTGCAGTTTTATCAACTACTTCATAGGCAACTTTAATAGGTTGACGATTATGATCTGTTAATTTATACCACGTTGTTCCATCTAAAGATACTTGTACACCCGCTTGTAATTGCATTTATTAGCCTCCGACCTTAGATGTTGTTTGACTCATGCCACGCTTTATACCCGCTGTAGTAAGAGCATTTACAACTGCATTTTGTGCAGCAGCCTGAAGTTGGTCTTGAGTTAAATCTGTTCCATTTATAACAATATTGATAGCTGGCGTTGCAGAAGCAGAAGTACCCATTTGAGAAGCACTGCCGAAAGAAACTGCAGCGGGAGTATTAATTGTTCCAACATTATACGAGCCTAATGTATTAGTAAGTTGATATTGTGATAAAGCTTTAACTTGAGCGGCAGATAAAGATTGACCATTTGCAATTTGTGATTGAGCATCAGCAATCATTTGCTTACCAGTATCAATAATCTGCTGATTATTATTCTGGATTGATGTCATGTTGTAATTATCTGTATTTGAAGCCATTTGTTGACGCAACAAATTAGCAGTTAAATAATCTCCACCTGCCATTGCTTGTCTAATTTTATTTTGGACATCTGTTTGTTGTGTAGCATAACTTAATGCATCTTTAGCAGCTTGATTTTGTTTCTGCATAAGCTGATTTGTCTTATCTTCAGCATCCATGCGTTTTGTAGCATCATCAAGCAAAGTCTTATATTGTTTTGTTAATTGACTTACTATATCTGTTCCGCCTGATAGACTACTGCCTGAACCACTTGTCAATCCCGCCGCTTTATTAGCTGCTGCTTGTGCGGCTGCTACAGCTTTTGCTGAAGCTTCCATGTCTTTTTGCATTTGTGGAGATTTTGTATATGCCACCCACATTGTAGCCAAACTCGCACCACTTAAATTCTTTTGTGTTTTAGCCCAAGCCTGTACGCTTGCATCAGTTGCACCAGAATTCATAGCTGCCATCATAGCCGTAATTTGTCCTGCCGTCAGGCTTGCCTGATCGCCTGCATCTTTAAATACTTTTTGAATCGCTTTAAAGTTTGCTATTTCATCTTGATTTCCACTTTTTAGAATAGCATCCTCTAAAAGGTTAGCTCCTTGAACTGCTTTATCCATGCCCGATAACCTTAGACCTTGAAGGCTTGCCTGGAGTTGCTGGAATGTTAATTGACCTGTGCCAGCTGCTACAAAGAGACTGTGTAAAGAATCTGCTGCTGATTTTTGTGTTTGACTTAAATCTTTATAACCCGCAAATAGAGGGTCTACTGCATCTCCGTCTTTATTAATTGCATCAGTAAGTGCTTTAAATGAAGTTTCAGATGCATTTACCTGATCACTAACAGATGGCCCAATTTTTGCCCAAGCTTGACCAAACAAGTGTGTCTGGTTAGCAGCTTCCATTAATGATTGTGCATAAGCTTTTGCATGATTTGGGTCCATCCCAGCGGCTACGGCGGCTGCAACTTTAGTTTGTACTTGGCTAATAATTTGTGCACTACTTGAAAGTTTTGACAAGTTTTTAATAAATATTGATGTAGGGTCTGTTGATGATAATGATTTTAATGTTGCAACATATTTAGAAATTGCGGGATCAACAACTGTCGTTATTGTTTTTCCTACAGCTTTAGAAGATATATCAAAAGATGTCATTTGCTTTGTAACATCAACGGTTTTGTCTCCAAACATTTGTATATCTGAAGTACTTACAGAAAATGTTGATGCAACTACTTGTTGATGTTCTTTTTCTGCTCTCATCAAGTCGCCAAAGCCGCTGGTAACTATTCCTAGTGCTGCTCCCGCTGCACCTCCCCATGGACCAAACATCATTCCCAAGCCAGCCATTGAGCTAGCAGACGATGCCATGCCAGCAACATTACTTCCCTTTGGGAGCATATTTGCTAATACAGGACCTAAAGTCATAAGACCCATGGATGCCGTCATCTTGCCTGCCATACTCATACCGCCGCCTTCTTTAGTTAGAAGGCCTTTTGCTTTACCTAATATTCCTCCACTGCTTCCTGCAGTTGCCTCTTCTTCAGCCATTGCGGGGTTCGTAATAGATTCTTCTTGAGGAATCCAATTATTATATGCGGCTTGTTGTACTTTTTCTTTTCCTTGTTCTACACCTTGAACAACGCCGTCAACCATATTTTGTGCAGCCCGTTTAGTAGCTTTTGAAGGAGAAGCAGATTGTGATGCCACATTAATTTCATTTGCAAGAGCTTGTTCCAAAGGAACTCTGCTTGAAGACATTTCTAATGGACTAGATGAGCTTCTTAATCTTGCTATATATTCTTTTGAAACGTCTCCTACATCATATTTATTTCTTGATAAGCCTCTTGTTCTACCCGCAGTTCTTCCGCCATATTCTCCTACAGCTACATCATTAATTCTAATTGAACCGTAATTATTTCTTGTACTTGTTGTTGATGGTACAAAATCAATACCTGGTTGATTTCTTACATCTTCTGGTAATCTTGTTCTATAACCACCCGTAGTTGATGCAGCTTTTTCTAAAGCAGTTGCAAGTTCTGCTGAAGCTCCACCCAACTTTTTCTGTTCTTGTATAACTTCTTGTGTTATTTTATAAAGATCTTGGTCGCCCAATTCTGCTTTATTAAGAGCTTTTGTTCTTGCTAAAATTGCTCTGTCAAGCTCATCCATTGCTTGCTGAATTTTAGGATCTTGCAATCTACTTAATTGCATACCGCCTTTAGTTGCAGATTCTGCCCATGCAAGCGGACCACCATCTGCAAAACCTTTTTCAATTTGTGGATATGTTGCAGAGTTATCACGCAAACTTGTATTTACACTGTGAGGAATTCTTCTGGTTAAAGAAGAAAGAATATCAACTTCGCCACCCATACCAATAAGTTGTTGTAGCTCTGGATGTTCTGCAAGAAATGCTGCTCCCTCTGGACTTTGATAAGAGAAATTTCCCGCCATGTGTCCCAATACTACTTTATTTCCTTTATTGTAACCTGGCAATTTTCCAGTGATCATTGCATTAATGAATGGACCATATTTTTCAGCTTGTGCTTTAGGTATAACAGCTTCGCCTGGAGTTAATAATGCTGGATAAGTATCTGAATTGCCCTCACCTGGTACAAATCCTCCTGTTGCCATTCCCATTCCTGGAGCCTGGAAAGGTATAGTTCTAATAGCTTCTGGTATAGCTGCTTCTGCAACTGCTACTGAATCAAGAGCTGTCACAGCTTCAGTTACAGATGTTAAACCTGCACTTGCGTTCATTGTACTAACAAGTCCCTTTAGACTTTCAGTTAATTGTGTAATTGCTGCAGTAAGAAGATCTACTTCATCAACACTTGTCACAAGATTATCATTAAAAAGCTTATTAGCATTTTGTGCTGCAATTAATTCTGGAGTTAAAAGTTGACCCAACGTCTTGCCGCTTGCTCCAAGTTGTCTTATATTAAATATACCCTTCATGATATATCCAATGAAGTTACCTAACAGACCAGTCAACATAATTATTGGCCCCGCCAATGCCACTCCGACAAGTAATGCACCCATAACACCCTTTAAAGGTCCAGGAAGGCCAGAGAAAAGCTTTGCTATTCCGTTACCAAAGTCAAGAATCTTGGTGCCTAGTTCTACAATCTTTTGACCAACTGGGTACAAATCTGCCTTCATGGTATTCATTGCTTTTGTCCATTGTGCTGAAGGCGATTGTGTGGCTTGATTAATTTCTTGATTTGCAAGTGTTTGTAATTGATCAGATGTAGCTGCAGCAACCTTAATAGCATTTGCTGTTTGGCTACCAACTTTACCAAAGTTATCAATCAACGCTGATATACGTGAGAATTGATACTTACCAAATAGTTTTTCAATTAATTGTTCTCTGACTAAAGGAGAAAGATTTTGTAAACTAGCTTGTAGTTGCTGTATCATTTGTACTGGACCGCCCGCACTTTTAATTGCTGACAGATTAATTCCAAAAGAAGCAAACTCTTTTGTAGCTGCTGACGTAGGAGCAATAATAGACGCAAAAGCTGATTTAAGTGCGTTAGCGGCTTGTGCTGCTGGTACGCCAGCTTCCTTCATGGCAAGAAGCATAATAGAAGTGTCTTTGTAACTTCCGCCAAGCTGGTCAATAATTGGACCTACTTTACTTTCTGCTGACACCAAGTCGTTCATGGAAAGCGAAGTTTGTTTCTGGATAGCACCAAAATAATTAACCGCATCGGCCGTTTGTGTTGTACTTAACTTATAAACATTTTGTAAAGCAATCATGGCAGTAGTAGCTGTTTGTTGGTCTAGGTTTCCTAGCTTAGCAAGTCTATCTGTTTGTTCTGTAATGTTAATAAGATCTTGACCTTGCTTACCCATAGCAGCAAAAGATGTTGCTACTTGAACTGTAAACTCCTGAGTAAGTCCTAAAGTGCTTGCCATATTTCTTCCAAGCTGCAGCACCTGTTGTGAAATTTGATCAATAGAATTTTGGCTTGGAGGAGTCAATCCTTCTCCATAAACCTTTTGAAGCTGTGTAATGGCCTTGTTTACACTATTAAAAGCATTTACCGCTTGTGAACCAAATAGCATAAGTGGAACAGACATACCAACTGTTAACTGACGTCCCGCCCATTGTGTATTCTTACCCCAGTTAATTAATGCTTGAGAACCTTTATTAACTGCAATATTATAAATATTTTGTTCATTTGCAGCAATCTTAGTAGCATTTGCGATAGCATCAATCTTTGTAGGAGTAAATACTGAATAAAAACCCTGTCTTGTTGGGTCTGCCATAACTACAGAATTTTGAAGTTTTGTTTGCTCTAAAGCTAAATCTTTAACACTTTGAGTAGCTAAAGAATTTTTGTTAGCAATAATGCTGAAATAATTACCTAGACCAAGTGTGCCTTTTTGTAAAGAAGTTGCAAAATTTTCAAGCTCTGTTGATGCTTGTACTGTTGATAATTTAAACTGCCCAGTGGCGGTAAGGGCCTGACTAAAGCTATTTGTTGCACTATTTATACTTTTTGAAAGATTAGAATCAAGAGCAACATTGCCCAAGCCTTGTTGCAATAATGCAATTTGAGCTTGTAGTGCTTTAATTTGTGCATTAACGGAAGAGAAGTCACCAAGTGCAACTATATTTAATTCAATATTAGCCATTAGTTTTCACCCCCATTTTATTCCATTGACATAAAGCCAAGTCCTTCACCAACGCCAAATCCTTCGTCTGAAGCAATCTTAGAATTTTTAAGAGCAGTAACATCTTCTGGTTCTTTGTTTTGCTCTTCAAGATCAATTCCATTTATTGCTGCTAAAAAGGACCTTTCTCTTTTTTCTCTTTCTCTTGATGCGTTGATAATTGCTAACAACTCATTAATCGAAAGATTAGATTCTAATTCGTCAAAGTTTTTCCAATGACCAAGTAGAAATGCTTCGGACTCCAAGGAGCTTAGATCTAGTTCGTCCCAACTAGAGCCGCTCCCAGTAGGTTTGGGTCGGTCAACTTTAACCCACCTGAAACTTCAAGAATTTTCATCATTGTAGGGATCTCAATGACTTCTTCAAACTTATCTCTGTTTGTACCTAGGTCGGGTCTTGTAATTCTTAGGCATTCCATTGCTGCCTCAATAAATACGTCCATTGCTTTTTGCTCTGATTGGTCTTCTGAATTTTCCATACTACCAATAATGTCCATAAACTTGCGGTGTTGTTTAATAGGTAGTGGTTTTAGAGTGATGGTAGTTCCATCACTTAGTTCAATATCTACAATATCATATACTGCTGTTGCCAATTATAGCTCCTTTGTTATTAGTTAAATTATACCAATATAATTAGTATAAACAAACTCAGAGCCCCCGCCTTTCGGCAGGGGCCTGAAATCTATATTAAGTTTTAATTTAGTATTGTTTAGAATGTGCCGTAGACACGGTCAATAACAACACCGTATTCTGCACCAGCGTATGCTGGATCAGAATCAGGCAAGCAACGGAAGTTCACTGGGAACACTGTTGCTGCATCACGCTTCAAAGCATGCATTGTTGTATCAATTGAAACAACACGACGTGCAACGTAGACACGCTCTTTCTGACGAGCAACTGTAGTAACAGAACCTGTTCCTACTGAAACGACTGGTGTAGCACCGCCGTTAGATGCTGGATCATTGAAAGCCTTAGATGTACCAATTTGTGCTGGAGCTTGTCCAACTGCAATAAGCACACGCTCTACTGGAGCATCTCCCAAAGCACCTGCTGCAATATTTAATGTTGCTGCTGGAGTATCTGGAGTGCTGTTAACGTTAGAATCATTATTAAGAATTGCTGGAACGTTTACAACTGAGCCAGTTGAGTTTGCAACATAGTATGAATCCATTTGACCCCATGAGAACTGAAGATTCTCAAGAGTTGCTTCTGTAAGTTCGGTCTTCAACAAAACTTTAAGTGTTTGCTTGAAAATACGAGCTGCGTCCAAAAGCTGATCAACCATTACTTCACCGTATGTTGGTTCATAAGAAACTTCAAGACCTGTGTTTGTGTATCCAACTTCACGATATCCGTTTGCAGGATTCAAAAGTCCTGAACGTGCTGATGTGTTTGTTGGCAAAAGGGTTGTAAGATCTGATTGATATGTTGTTGGGCGACCTGCATTATTTGAGCTGTTACCAACAGACACGAATAGGGATGCTGCACCAACGATTACGTTTTTTGTACTTGTAGCCATTTTTTATTTCACCACCTTATTTATTTTAAAAATTAAACCAAAAAAATATGACGTGCTTCCTCATAGAAAATCATAGCATTAAACGGATATAAATCAAACTTTAGATATATCGCCCAGTATTGTTTATTGTGCCCTCATCTACTTCACGGGTATAGGTATAAACTACTGAAAAATCCCCGCTCATGTAACCGCCCTCATCAAGAAAAGGCTGGACTGGGTTAGCTGACTCTAGTCTAAAATAAAGGAATTTAAAAGGGCTATTTGCGGCGTATGCCACATCATTAATATCTGCTGCAGATAGTTCATATCTTCTAAATAGGTCAGTCAACAAATTTGATATAGCCATTATCTGAGAGTTGCTTCTAGATACAATCTGCATCACCATTGTTTCTTCAGATATCCACCATTGAACCCCATAATTTTTTTGGACTACATCATAAGTTATGTATGTTTTTCCTGGCAGCAAATTGTTAAATTCTGGGATTTGTTGAGAAGGAACTATTGGGATAAGTGGGTCAGAAAAGCCATCAGCATAGTAATCTTGAGGATCTAATAATCCAGTTCTTTGTAACTCTGCCCATATAGCATTTCTAACATCAAATGCTGCAACTCTTGAATAGTCTACTGTCATTTTATAATATCTCCAACATCAATTTGATTTGCAATATGTTCTACGGCTGCTTGAACCTGAACAACTCCCGCATTTTTTATGCTTAAAGCTTTTGCAACATCATTAGCTATTCTCTCATACAATCCAGAAGAATCCATAATTAAACTACCTTTTTCTGTATACCATTCTAGCAAATACTCTGCAAAAGCATTTTTTGTTTGGACTCCGCCTGGATGCAATATATTAACTTGAGTACCTGGCCTTATGAATGCAATTCCATTATTTCCCATAAAAGCCAAAACTCTTTTTGCCGCAAAAGAAACTGGAGCACCAGATTCCATTACTTCTGCTTTATTTGCAAATATGCTTTTTCTTGATACAGATTTGCCAGTTCTGCCTGGATTCAATAATTCTGGGTTAATTGGTACTGGCATTCTTGATGGCAAAAATTTTGTTGATATTAAAAGACTGCCATCTAAAATTGATTTTCTTTCTAAAACAAAAAGCCTTGCAGACTTGTCACCAATTTTACCCCATTCATATACGTGGTGCATTTTTTTGGGGTTCATTCTTGCATAATTATCAACATCAACCATAAATCTTTCACCAGTTATTGAAAACACCGCTCTGGATACTTGATCTAATACTTGCGGTTGGGTCAACTCTTCCAAACCCGCCGTTATATTATCAAGAGATTCTACTAATTGTTTTGTATCAATTTCAAGCTTGATTGTCATCTTGAACCTCTGATCTTAGAAGAACTGCTTCATAATATGCAATTTTTCCAAAAGGGTCCATTACTGCGTGAGATGCAGTAACTTCAAAAATAGTATCAGGCTTATCATACTTATCTATTTCAACAAATATCTGTTCATTTGTGCTTGTCCTAATATTTGTTACACGCCAGCGTTTACTAAGCAATTCAAAACCATACATTTTAAGCTGCATTTTTTCATCATAGGTTAAATCTGAGCTTTTGCCAAAAGACTTATTATCTGTTCTAGTTGAGGCACCACGCATTTTTACTGGATCAACCTTACATTGAATTGTTCTGTCATACAGCCACTGGCGTTTAATTGAGCCTGTTCCTGGGTCTTGAACATTTTCTTGTATGTATATGTCTGCTTTCATATTAAAAACAGAACCAGCGAACGATCCATTTGTCTTTGATGTAAACATTAGATTATCACGATATTTGCTTTACGGTATTGGTCAAGAATATTATCTACAACAATATTTCCTGTACCATCAAATGCTCCCCCGCCCATTTCAAATGAAATTTCGCTAAGGTTAACTTTAGACAAATACTTATTTCTCCAATTGTAATCATTTGAAAGTATGTCTTGAATTAAAAGCATAGAAGCAAGCTTTATATCTTCTGGGACATACTTATATCCAACCTGTCCGACAAATCTATACAAATAGCCATCTCTAAAACGACCATACTCATAAATCTCTGGGTCCATCTCATTGTTCCAGCCATCTGGCCAGGCTGGGTACCATATTCTAACTTGGTATCCTGTTGGACTTATTTCAGTATTGTATCCGAATGTATCGTAAACTGGATTTTGAGTTCCATCATAAACCAATATTTGGTTTTCCCAAATTTGATCAATTCTTAACATTCTTTCTGTCAATTGGATTGTATTGCCACCGATTGCATATATCTCTTGGGCACCATAATAAGTATAAAACTTAATGCCCGTATATCCTTCAATAATAGTTCTTGCAACTTTTTCTGCACTGACAATAGATTTTGGATCCATATAATTTATTTGTGATGGGATTGAACCAAAACCTAGAAAGTCTATAGTTTCTGAAACCGTAGAATATGGAGTTTCGATGGAGTAGAAATCAGTTTGAACAGTTGAGATACCATTTACTGTATAGCTCCATCGAATTTCCAAAGTTCTGTTAATATTTGTTATTGCGGGGGTAAGCAAGAAAGAATAAATCCCAGAGGGGTTTTCATCTACGGCATTAAGTCCCGAAAATCCTGTTATTGGATTTGCATCATTATCAGCATCATATATTGACAATGTTGGAAGGCTATCCGCTTGGGCTAGAACTCCATTATTAAAGACTTCTAGTTGTATCTTTTCCTGACTATTAGTGTTGATTGTTTGCAATCAGAACACCCCCTATTTTTTATTTATGCGTAGTATTCCTGAGCTTCTCTCGGGGTAGCAATACGGAACCCGTCCTGAGTATCAAAAATCTTTTGAGCATCTGTTTCTGACATTGCAACAAATGGGTGTTCTTGAGAAAACTCAAAGCCCATTGTCTGATATGAATGATTATTTCTTTCCATTTTTACAAGGATCTGATTTGCTGTTTTTGACATAATCTTACTTTCTCTCTTTTTCTTTTCGTTCTCTGGAATCTCAATATCTTGCTTTTCTGCATTATCAAACTTAGCATACATCTGCCAAGTAATGCCTTCTTCTTCAAGAGCTGCAATGATTTCTTGTTTTGACTTTAATCCTTGAGTTTCAATAGCAAAAGAATCTGCTACTTTTCTCAACTCACCAATTTTTAATTCTGTAAATGACATTTGACTTCCTCTCGTCATTGTTAATTATATCAGAAAATGGCTAAGGGAGCTACCTAAGTAACTCCCCGCCTTGCAACTAATTAAAAATTAGTATGTGTTTCCGTTTTGTCCACCTGTTACATTGGCGCCGTTAATAGCGGAACCGAATGAAGGAGAAGACATAGTAGAACCTGCAACCTTAACGTTCTTGACGATAACGTGTGCATCGTAGTTTTCCATTACGCAACCAACACGAATGAATAGTGTGTATTCAATTGTGTCTTTCTTTGGCTGGAACAAACGATAGACTGTTACATCACGCTTGATACCGATGATAAAGTTCTGTGGAAATGTCAAGTGGACATCACCATGGTAACCTGAAGCACTAGAGTAGTCTCCTGCTACGGTCTCGTTAATCAACGGAACGTTGATAACTGGGATACCGAATGCAAAAGGAGTTACTGTTCCTGGACCACCATCGTTAGCTGCAACATCACCACGGATGATACCTGAAGCGATATCAAATGGGTTTGCTGAGCCAGCATTAGCTGTCAAGTTGAACAAGTAGTCCTGTACCAAGTTCGATCCTGTGAAGAAGCGAAGTTGATTACGGCGTTGCTTGTACTTACGTGGAAGGGTCTTAATAGCTTGGTTAAAGACTGTTTTATCAAGTCCGTATCCATTAGCATCTACAACGTGTGCGTTGTTAAGAGCCAATGTGCGGAAACCTGCGAAAGCTGACATCAAACCTGCACCAGTTCCAGTACCGTTAATAAGGGTATCCTCAATATCGTTACCAGCCTGGGTAGCCATAAGACGTGCAATGTGATCCTCTAGATCTGGACCTTCAATATTGTCTTCAAGAGACTCTGCTGA